TTGTTGACCAATGTTGACCTTCAGAAGTATATACAAAACAAGATGCAAAACATGCAAGACAAGACAGTTGCAAGTGCTGAAGAAGTCATTCAGTATCTTACTTCTGTTTTGCGTGGACAGTCTTCTGCTGAAATTGTGGTTGTTGAAGGAACAGGGGATGGTTGTTCTGAAGCAAGGACAGTTCAGAAAGCACCTGATGAAAAGGAAAGGTTGAAAGCTGCTGAATTGCTTGGAAAGCGTTATGGAATATTCACTGACAAGATGTCATTGGATGGTGCAATTCCAGTCATCATCAGCGGTGAAGAAAACCTTCCTGAATAATGGCAAGGAAAAAGAAGAAATACCATCCAAACCATAAAGGTCAGAAAAAGTGTTTGTTCCAGTACAGATGCATTGATGGAAACTGGACAAACTATCCAGTTGCAATCTGCCACTTTCACAATGGTGTCTTGACCAAGGCACTGATGAAAACACATCAGTGCAGGGAAAGAAAATGCAAAAGACTTCAGGAAGGGGTGGTGTTTGAATGAAAGCAAGAAGAATTTACCTTCCTGACTGCATTGGAAAAGGTTATAAGCAATTTTGGAACTTCAAGGGAAGATACAGAATTGTCAAGGGCAGTCGTGCTTCCAAGAAATCAAAGACCACTGCACTTTGGTTCATCTATAACATGATGAAATATCCTGGTGCAAACACCCTGGTTGTCAGAAAGACTTACAGAACAATCAAGGATTCCTGCTTCACAGAACTAAAGTGGGCAATTCACAGACTTGGTGTTGATGCACATTGGGATGTTAAAGAAAGTCCTTTGGAAATGACATACCTTCCAACAGGTCAGAAGATATATTTCAGGGGATTGGATGACCCCTTGAAAGTCACATCAATCACAGTGGATGTTGGTTCACTTTGTTGGATGTGGATTGAAGAAGCGTATGAAATCATGAAGGAATCTGATTTTGACATGCTTGATGAATCCATCAGGGGTTCTGTTGAAGATGGTCTGTTCAAACAGGTCACCATGACATTCAATCCCTGGAATGAACATCACTGGATAAAGAATAGGTTCTTTGATGACTTTGTGGGAAATGATTCTGAAGGAAAACCTATATATAAACCAAGGCAGAATCCAATTTCTGCTGATGGTGAAATCCTTGCAATGACTACCAACTACACCTGCAATGAATGGTTGGATGAAGCTGACCTGAAGGTCTTTGAAAGAATGAAGCAGCAGAATCCAAGAAGATACCAGGTTGCAGGCTTGGGAAATTGGGGAATTGTTGAAGGTCTTATCTTTGAAAATTGGGAAGAAAAAGCATTCACCCTGGATGACATCAAAAGGATTCCAGGAATCAGGTCAGTCTTTGGACTTGACTTTGGATATACAAATGACCCTTCTGCACTGTTTTGTGGAATGGTTGACCTGAAGAACAAAGTCCTTTATGTGTTTGATGAAATGTATCAGACAGGACTTGTGAACAGTGCAATCTTCAGAAACATTCAGGACATGGGTCTTGTAAAAGAAAAAATCACAGCAGATTGTGCTGAACCAAAGTCCATTGCTGAATTGCGTGACCTTGGTCTTGCACACATCAAACCTGCAAGAAAAGGAAAAGACAGTGTGAACAATGGCATCCAGTACATCCAGGACTTCCACATTGTCATTCATCCAAGGTGTGTGAACTTTGAAACAGAAATCAGCAACTACACTTGGGATTCAGACAGGTTTGGAAAGAAGCTGAATGTTCCAATAGATGACTTCAATCATCTGATGGATGCAATGCGTTATGCAATGGAAGACCTAATCAAGGGTGAAACATTCAGTTTTGCATAATATGGAAAGGCGGTGACACAGCGTTGATGTTACATGAAGAAGCAGATGAAGAAATGATGGAAGAACTGAACCTGGTGAAGACAGTTGATGTTCTTGGTGTACCTTATGCAATCATAGAAGGGAACAAAGCAAAAGACCCTGCCCTGGAAAAGGCAGATGGTTATTGTGACCACACAGTCAAGGTTTGTGTCATTGATAATCTGCTGAAAACCCCTGATTCAGTTGCAGATATTGAAGCATACAAGAAACAGGTGACAAGACATGAACTGATTCATGCGTTCTTGTTTGAATCAGGTCTTGGGTGTGAATCTTGGGGTGGTAATGAAGAAATAGTTGATTGGATTGCTTTTCAGTTTCCAAAGATGCTTCAGGCATTTGAAGAAGCTGATGCATTATAAAACTTTTGGAAGGAAAGGAAGGTGAAAAGATGTGTTTGATTTTCTATTAGATGAAGCTGCAAAAATAGCAAGGGCAGTCACTATTGGAAAAGACAGAATCAGTGATGAACAATACATCATCAAGGAAATCAACACCTTCAAAGCATCCAAAAGAAGAAAAGATATGCTTGATGGTGAAAAGTATTATGCAGGATTGCATGACATCCTTTTGCGAAAAAGAACAGTCATTGGTGAAGATGGTGAACTGACAGAAGTCAAGAATCTTCCAAATAATAGAATTGTTGATAACCAGTACAAGAAAATGGTTGACCAAAAGAATAATTATCTTCTTGGACAACCACTGACATTCCAGTCAGACAATGATGCTTATGCAAAGGCACTGAAGGGAATCTTCAACAAGAAGTTCCAAAGACTTTTGAAAGCAGTTGGTGAAGATTCACTGAATTGTGGTATTGGATGGTTGTTTGTCTACTACAATGAAAAAGGTGACCTGTCATTCAGAAGAATCAAACCTTTTGAAATCATTCCTGGATGGCATGATTCAGAACACACTGAACTGGATTATGCAATCAGAATTTACCAGGTGATTGTGTATGAAGGAAAACAGGAAAGTGTGGTTGAAAAGGTTGAAGTCTATGATGACAAGGGTGTGAACTATTTTGAACTTGATGGTGGAACACTAAAACCTTGTGAACCATATTTTCAGAATTACATCACTGTTGTGAATGAAGATGGCACTGAAGAAGGTTTCAACTGGACAAAGATTCCTTTGATTCCATTCAAGTACAATGACAAGGAAATTCCATTGATTAAAATGGTGAAGACCTTGCAGGATGGACTGAACCTGATTGAATCCAACTTCCAAAACAGTATGGAAGAAGACACCAGGAACACAATTCTTGTTCTGATGAACTATGATGGTGAAAATCTTGGTGAATTCAGAAAGAACCTTGCACAGTATGGTGCAGTCAAGGTCAGAACTGTTGATGGTGCAGGCGGTGACTTGAAAACACTTCAGGTTGAAGTCAATTCTGAAAATTACAAGGCAATCCTGGAAATCTTCAAGAAAGCAATCATTGAAAATGCAATGGGATATGATGCAAAGGATGACAGACTTGCAGGAAACCCTAATCAGATGAACATTCAATCCATGTATTCAGACATTGACCTGGATGCAAACAGCATGGAAACAGAATATCAAGCATCTTTTGAAGACCTGCTTTGGTTCATTGACAATCATCTTTCCAACACTGGTCAGGGTGATTTTGAAGACCAGGATGTTGACATCATATTCAATCGTGACATGTTGATTTCTGAATCTGAAGTCATTGACAACTGTCAGAAGTCAATGGGTCTTCTTTCTGATGAAACAATCATTTCAATGCATCCTTGGGTTGATGACCCACAGGCTGAAATGGAAAGGGTTCAGAAGCAGAAAGAAGAAAACATGGAACAATATGGACTTGCATTCAAACCTGCAACAGACCCTGAAGATGAAACTGATGACCCTGAAGGGCAAGGTGGAAAAGAAGGTGCAGGTGATGACTGATGGCAAAGAAAAGAAAGAAAACAAAGCGGTCACAGTCATATTGGAAGAAAAGATTCCAGGTGCTTGAAGAAGCATCACACAGCTATGGTCAACAGACCTATGTTGAAATAGAACCTGCATTTGTTGCAGCAGAAAGACAGATTCAGTCAGAAATTGATGTTTGGATGCAGCGTTTTGCAAAGAATAATCATGTCAGTCTTTCTGAAGCAAGAAGGATGTTGGATGCAAAAGAACTTGCTGAACTGAAGTGGGATGTGAATGAATATATCAAATATGGCAGACAGAACAATGTGGATGGTCTTTGGATGAAGCAGCTTGAAAATGCTTCTGCAAGATTCCACATTTCAAGACTGGAAGCATTGAAAATCAGGGTTCAGCAAGCACTTGAAGTTGCTTTTGGGAATGAACTGGATGCTGTTGACAGTATGGCAAGAAAGGTTTACACAGATTCCTACTATCACAGCATTTTTGAAGTTCAGAAAGGCTTCAATGTTGGTTGGAAAATCGGTCAGGTCAACAACAGAACACTGAACAATGTGGTCAAGAAACCTTGGACTACTGATGGCAAGACCTTTTCTGACAGGATATGGACAAGAAAGCAACAGATGATAAACCAGTTACATCAGGAACTTACAAGAACCCTTGTTCAAGGGAAAGCACCTGATGAAGCAATCAGTCACATGGAACAATATGTGGATAAGTCAGTGAAAAATGCAAAACATGCTGCATCCACATTGGTGATGACTGAAGAAGCATACTTCCACAGCGTGTCACAGAAAGATGCATTCCTGGAACTGGATGTGGAAGAATTTGAAATTGTGGCTACACTGGACAGTCACACTTCAGAAATCTGTCAGGAAATGGATGGAAAGCATTTCCCAATGTCACAATGGGAAATTGGTTCAACAGTTCCACCATTTCATCCCAATTGCAGAAGTGTTCCTGCACCATATTTTGAAGACAATTATGGTGGTGAAAGGGCAGCAAGGGATGAAGTGACAGGGAAAACCTATTATGTACCTGACACAATGACCTATCCTGAATGGAAAAAGAAGATGGTCAAATAATTTCCAGGTAAAAGGCGGTATCACTGACAAAAAATCCTTCCTTGGGCAATAGTCGGTGGTGTCGCTTTTTATATAGTCATCTTTTTAGTATTGCAGATGTAAAAGAACAAGACATAAGACACTGGACTGAACCAGGACAAAAATGTTTATGAAAGGCGGTAAATGCAAATGAAAAAGGAAGATTTTGTGAAACTTGGGGTTGATGAAGAACTTGCTGCAAAATTGGAAACAGCTTCCCAGGAAGAACTGAAAGGGTTCATTCCAAAAGCAAGGTTTGATGAAGT